AGATTGTAAATATATCTGCTGGATGAGAATGTGTTTTTGGTTGATGTACTACTATATAACCAAAAATGTCAAACATTACTGTGAGCAGTAGTACGAATAAAACGTAGAGATTTGCGAAATTCCTTTTCATTAGATTACTGGTTGTAAAGGTGAAACAATGATTACATTAGGGTGTTTCTTTTCGAAATCAGCCCAGGTACCAACAAATGTGTGCACAGCAGCACTTTTTGTAACTCTTTTTTTGAATGTGAATACGTAACTCATTTTGTTTTGTTTTTGTGTGTGATTAAATAAAAATTGGGATCAGGACAGGACTCGAACCTGTGACCCACATAAAGTGTTGCTCTAACCAACTGAGCTACCTGATCAAAGTACTCTCTGTAATTAGTAGTGTTGTAGTCAGTTAGTTTGGTTCAGACTAAATCCCCGATTTAAGAGAATGCTCTCTCTTTACTACAACAACTACTAATACAAAGAGCAATATCCCCTTTTGTTATACTCTTGAGGGCACTCTGAGTTTCCCTCTGCACTCTATTGTAATAGTCAATAGATAAGTAATAAAGGATAACCTTACCTATTGAATATCTCCTCATCAACAACATAGCTTTATTTAATGTTGATAAGCTTTACTATTACAATTGCTCACCCTTGGGAAGAACTGATAGTCCAAGCAGGATCTACATACGGGCTACATAACATCCGTCTATATCAGTTGAGGATTGGTTATACCTCTGAGTTATGGGCAGGCTTGTCAGTCCAAATAAATGATCTACTTGAACTAATTCCTTGTATATTTCTTCTTATAGTAGTTCTGTTAAATCCAGTAGTTTTTGTTGCTTCTTGGATAGATTCATAAACTGCTATAAGATTATTGTTTTTGTCATATTGATAAATTCTTTTTGGATTTCCTCCTCCTTTATTTCCTTTTGCATTTTTATTACAAATTCCAGGACCAGAACCTCCTTTGGAAGAATTACACAAATCGCATCCCATCTCTTTATAATAATTAATCCAATATTCTTCTCTTTCATCTTTGACAGAGTAGTCACAAACTTCTACAACTATCATAATTGGTGGATTGCTTAAACTTCTTAACCAGTTGCTGATATGTCTCTTGTTTTTACCTGATCTTGCATCAGACATATGTTTATTTAATCTTCTTCCAAGATTATTAGTTTGTCCTACATATCTGACTTTTCCTTCTGGGTTATCAGTAAGCACGTATATATACATATTCATGTTACAAAGATACAAAGAATGCACCACAATACCAAATTATTTTCACAATCTGAGTTGTGGTGCATTACATACCGGTTTATACTTTGATACAGGCGAGAAGATCTTCAGCGATAACATCTCATATACTCCTATATCAAAGTAATGGCAGAGTGGTTACTGCAACCCGGTAATATGTTTAACATTCAGGACTCTGATTTTCAAGAGCATTAAGATCAGATTCATTCTTAAAATCCTCTGCAGTCATTATTTCACCAAAGACTAAACCCTTCTCAGAGAAGTAAGTATGTGCATCGTCTATGCTATCTGCAACAACACTACTAATAATAAAAAACGTGGTACCGTTATTACCTACAAGAAAATATGTTTGCATAATAAGAGAATGGCTGTAAAGTAGCCTTACTTTAAATGTGAAATACGATTATGGCCAAGAGTGCTACAGTATCAAAGCCTTCTCTTACATAAAGAGATAAGAATACAGATAAGAAGAACAACAAGAGGAGAAGAAGAAGAAGAAGAAGAAGAAACAACAACAAGATATAGAGACAAACTATATAGAAGCTATAGAGTTGCAAAGAAATTGATATAGGAAAAGGTGCAAAATTGACAAATACTGCTGTATCAAAGCTAACGATAGAGATGATAAAGATATTATTCCTGGCTTTTTACCCCTCTTTCACACACTTTCACTATTTTATTGCAGTTATGTATAACAATTACTTCTAATAGCTTGTAAGAAAATAGCATTCAGACGTAAAATGTTTTATTCTACCCCCTGGAAAACCTTCATATTTTAATACATGAGGATAAATAGCTATGTATAACTGCATTGATCATACTATCATAAAGTTAATTCTATTAATATACACCAGGCTGAGAATCAATAGCTTCTATATTACTACTATACTATATTAAGTATACTAATATATAGAACTGTAAGACACATTATGGGTTACATAATATGTACTACATAACACAAAAACAGAGCACATGTATTGGATAACATGTGCCCTGCTGTGTTAGTGTTTACTATTTAGTGGTTACGTTAGCAGCACTCTCTTTGAGAGATGGGATACCTGCTTGTGCATTATTCAACTTTGCCCAAGCAGCACTTGCCACTTTGCTGATATCTGCACCATTGGTATGTGCTATCAAAGTGTTTGTGGTACCAGTAGGTGCAAGTTTTACCCTACGGTAGATTGGTGCTGGTGTATCATATACAACACCATTGTGCTCTCCGGTGAATGTACATGGCATGTTGTTGTCGCCACCTGCATACTTTACTTGCCAGCCACCTTTGAACTGACCTGCTGTATTTACACTTGGAGTAGTGAGTGTCTCTTCAGTAACCAGTACTACCTCTGGGAGAGCAGAGCCAATGGTCATGTCATATGCCTCAAGCAGCATTTCCAGTTTAGTATCTGCATTGAATACATTGGTCTTCATCACTTTGATTTCAGGTACACCTGTGCTGCTGATTGCAACATATGGCATTGCAAGCCTAATGTACATAAAACCGTCTTTCTTAGTAGGACGTATACCAGTAGACTGCTTTGGTACAAAACCACCGTCTGTATCCATTTCAAATTCTGGTAACAGGATTACTGGCTTTGCTTTGATGCCACCATTGAGTTTCATTTGTTTCAGTGCATACATGTCAATTGCGAAATTTGCTGCTGCTTTCTGTTCTGCTGTTAATTTTGTGTTTGTGTTCATAACTGTTTGTTTTTGATTGTTTGGTTAAATTATAATTATTAAGATTATTAAGATTAATACTACTTATATGAAAACAACTTACAACCCTTAAAGGGCTGCAAGCTGCTGGTTAAGTTTGAAAATGGTGTCTACTCTCCAGGGTTCAGGTGCAGTTTCGAGTGGCATACCAGCATAGAGTGCACTAAGCTCCTTTTGCAGGTAGATTTCATTTACTTGCTTGCGGAATGTAGCAAACTCATCCTGTGGCAGATACTTCTGGGCATTGGCAATCAGAGATTTCAAAACATTAGTGTCCATAAAAAATGGTTTTTGATTGTGAAAGAATTGCCCTGAGCTGATACCGGGGGGTACCCAAGAGCTCACCGAAGGCCCCTGTGATGATGAAGGTAGCCCTACCCATTCTCTAATATACAAACTAGTATACAACCTACTACCTCTCTAATATACAACTAGCTATTTGATACAGGTACTAAAAAGGAGGGGCAAAATTTTTTTTAAAAGTTTTTATGTTTTTAGGATAGCTTGGTTATCTTTGTAATATGAAACATTTTTTTGAATCATTAGATGGTTGGTCACAGTTTTCGGAACAGGGAGAATTGCTTAATGTTGTGCTTACTAAACTTGATACTCTCAGAGAGGTTAAGATAGCTGAAGTTGGTGTTTATAAAGGTAGGTGTACAGCTATGTGGCTAGTTGAGTTATTGAATAAAGGGTTGACTTTTGATTATACTGCTATTGATCACTTTGAAGGATCTGATGAACATCAAAAGAATGTGGACTACTTTGGTATTACCAAAGCTAACTTGGCACCTGTAGCAGATAAGGTCAAACTTGTTAAAAATGATTCAACTGCACAGACAGCTATTTATCCTGATGAGTTTTTTGATATAGTATATATTGATGCTTCACATGATTATCAAGCAGTAAAAAATGATATTGAAGCTTGGTTACCTAAAGTAAAGAAAGGTGGTATACTATGTGGAGATGATTACATTGAAGGTTGGCCCGGTGTTGTACAGGCAGTTAATGAAAAATTTGCACAGGTAGAAAGTATTGGAAATCAACAGTGGTATTTTCAAAAAGTTTAATTACCTTTACTCAGGTTTCATATTACATGATATATATTGTTATATCCCCGGTTTGGTGTCTACCTTACCGGGTTTTTTATAGATCCCTTACCTTGATTCTTTTTTCCCAGGCATCTTTATGTTGTTGTAGGATTTCTTCATCTGAAACAAAGTAATGAATACCCCACTGTCTTTGTACATCATAATCACTTAGTCTTGTTCTTCCTCTCTGGTACCTGAATAGTATCCATTCTTTAGATATCATACACATGTGACACAATAATGGTCTGTATGTACTATTTATAACTGTACCTGTAGGGGAACATTGGTGTGCACCCGGACTGTAATTAATTTCTTTTATATGACGTGGTGAGAATATACAGGACTTATCTTGATATGTATTTCTAATCCCTTCGGTAAGGTTTTCTATTTCAATAGTACCATCACCAACCATATCGTAACCTATACACTGTAATATTGTACTGTCTTTGATCTGCTCTGGATCAATATCAATAAACTCATCTGTACAAATTACTATAACGTAATCTGCTGTAGAGTTTTTCCAAACACTATTACAAAGATCAATGTATTCCTGATTTTTTAGTTTGCCACCTGTATCAAAATGGAAAACATTGCAACCAAGTTCTTTGGCTACCTCTACAGTATTGTCGGTGCTTTCATTATCATATACATTGATGATCAGTTCATGACCCTCTAGTTTCTTACGGTACCATTCTACCATCTTTCTTAATAACCATTCTTCGTTGTACGGAATACAAAATAATTCAAAAGTCATATGTTTTATTTTTAGTTTATTTTTACTTTCTTTGAATACCATACTGCAACAGTAGCAAAGCTATTTCTCTCTCAAGGTGGTAATAGTGTTGCCGGTTGTACCTTGTCAAAGGTATACCGTTGTTGCTGCAGAACTTATCTTTGATAGCATCTCGTTCTTTTTGTTCTTTTGTACAGTGGGATGAGTGGCCATCATATTCTATCAGGTGTATTCCTTTGGGAGTCATTATCAGAAAGTCGTACCTGGCGTATCCATATTCAAACTTCAGTCCTTCAAATGCTACTTCCCGGTACCAGTCTACTTTGTATTTGTTCAGCTCCTGCACAATTAATTTCTCTGCCTCACTGATCTGATCCTGGGCCTTCTTTACAACAAACCAATCCAAAGGTTTCTTTACAATCCTCTTTGCCTGTACAGTAACAGTATGTTTTCTGTTACGTTCTATTGCTTTGAACCTGCTTCTTGCTTTTGCCATTTCATCTTGTTTCTTTTCTGGTTTAGGTACCAATAGAGTTGGTGGAGTTGGTGGTGGAGTATAACTGTATTTATCTTTTGTAGTACTACCAGAAGAACCACTGTTACACAATCCTATCAAAGCTATTATACAGACAACAAGAATAAATATAGCAAACCCCATGTAAAATATTTTCAACAAAGATATTGTTATTTCAGAAATAGTTATACCTTTACACAATAAAAGTTTAAACATAGTATGTTTATATTTTAAACTTAAAATGTATTATGACAAATAATTCTAAAAGAAAGCAATTATTAGGAAGGTCTTTTACATATGCAAGAAATGAATTACATAGAACACTATTGTTTCATTTTATAAAAGAGTTAAAAAAAGATATTTGTTACAGGTGTGGAGAAAAAATAAATACAATAGGAGATTTTACAATTGATCATAAAGAAAATTGGATAGGGGGAGATGACCCTAAAAAATTATTTTACTCAATAGATA